ACATCTTTGATGTATTAGAGATGTCGATTGCTGAGATCAGTCGACTCTTTAAGAACAATTTTGTCGACATCATGATCAATGTTTCATTTGCAAACCGGATAGCTTTAACAAACTTCTTGGATAAGATATCTGAATCCGGCTACCGTAAGGTTGAATTTTTCACCTACGTCGATCAGAAAGAGTCTGTGGATTCCCAGCAGATGGCGGATTTTGACATCCAGGATGATTTCAACATCACTGACATATTTGCACATTACTTAAAGTCAAAGGATTATTCTGAGACGACCAAGGCTGAACTGACTGAAAAGTTTAATGCTACTCTTAAGAAGGTAAAAGAACTCGATAAGTATGCGTAATCCATTCATTCACCGATCAATTGAGGTCAGAAGGGCCTCACACTCAAGGTTTGGAGTCTTTGCAAAGGAACTCATCCAGCGCGGGACCCTAGTTGAGTCATGCAGCATATTACCAATCACAAAGAAGATTGCAATCTCTATCGAAAAGACTCGACTAAACGATAAGCTGTTTGTCAATCCAGACGGAGCTGCCAAGGAGAGATCCATCCTGCAATCCATTCAAGAGATGGAGCTCGAAAGAAGGCTCGACCAGGGCCTCATTACGCTCGAAGACTTTAGGCAGATTCTGGTCGATAACGGTCACTTGACCCAGGTTCTAGATATTGAGACTGCTGGTTTTCTGCTGGGATACGGGTCCTACTACAATACGTCTCTGATGCCAAATGTCAAGATTTCCTACAATGATGAGGATAAACTATATGACATCATCGCAGTAAAAGACATCCAATCAGGTTTAGAACTCACTTACTTAAAATAAATGAAGATAGAAGAATTTGCGTTTAGAAACATCTGTTCATACGGCAACAAGTTACAGGAATTTAAGTTCGATGACAAGCCCAAGCTTGTTCTCGTTCAGGGCAAGAACGGTGGAGGCAAATCTTCCATCTCTGATGCACTAACTGTCTCGATCTATGGAAAATCCGCAGTCCGCAAGACCAAGGAGATTCCCAATCGAATCAATAAGAATGCCTACACCTACATCAAGTTCAAGACTGGTTCTGGCGATTCAATCCTGATCGAGCGAGGGCTTGAACCAAACTTTTCAAAGCTGCAGATCAATGGAGTCGATCACAACTTGCCTGACAAGAGAAGAGTAGACGAATTCATTGAAGAGGAGCTCACAAAGATCCCATTCAACGTCTTTTCAAACACGATCTCGTTATCAGTAAACGATTTCAAGAGCTTTGTCAAGCTCAGTCCAGCCGACAAGCGAAAGATCATAGACAAGATCTTTGGGCTAGACATCCTGAATGAAATGTCTGTCATGACTAAGGATGAGACTAGAGAACTGCTGGCCAGGAGCAAAGCAATCACAGCTGCAGTTGAACACAATCAAGCTGTGCTTACTAGTTCAGAAGAGCAGTTGGAGGGCCTGCAGCAGGACATCAAAGAGGTCAATACTTCCCTAATCGAAGAGCTTCAACAAAAGATAACTGCGTATGAAGCATCAATCACTACTGTTCGAGAAGAGTTCACAGCGATCAAGGCCGAAGCTGACAAGATCAACTCTGACCTTAATCGGGTCAAGGAGGCTCGGCAAAAGGTCTCATTCAACATCAGTGAGATCAATTCCAAACTCGCGATCTATGAAAAGAACAAGTGTCCGCACTGTCTTTCGGACCTGACCGATACGCTTCATCTTGAGATCAAGAGCAAGCTTGAAAAGAAGAAGACAGACGAATCGAACAAGCTGCCGGACTATAACCAACAAGTCACTGAACTGAGCCAAAAGTTTAGAGATCTTGAGACAAAGGGCAACGAAAAAAGATCAGAATACACCAGACTGCAGACCCTGATTCCAACTGTGAAACGTGAGAAACAACAGTTGGAGAATCCAGTCAGCAAAGATACTAACGGGGTCGACCGTATCAAGCAAGTGATTCAAACGATCAAGCAAAAGATGCAGGACCTCTCTGTTGAAAAGACTGAAATCGATAACAAACTTAAGATCAGTCAGGAAATGGAAACGATCGTCGGAGATAACGGCATGAAAAAGCTGCTCATGGGCCAAATCATTCCAATCCTGAATCGAAAGATTCTAAAGATCGCAAAGATCCTTGAGTTTAAGTTTGCTTTCGAATTCGATGCAGATTTTGATCCAATCATTACTCACCTTGGCGTACAAGTCTCTCCAGATTCTCTCTCAGCTGGCGAACAGAAGAAGATGAACTTGATCGTACTGCTCTGTATGCTTGAACTAATCAAGCTAAAGCATCACCAGGTCAATTTGCTCTTTTTGGATGAAGTCTTCTCCTCACTTGATGTCGATTCGATCTACAGAATAGTCGACCTACTGAAGGAGTTTGCAAAGAAGTATAACTTGACGATATTTGTGATCTCTCACGACATGTTGCCCGAGGAGTTCTTTGATATGAAGATATTCGTCGAGAACAAGGAGCACTTCTCGGACATGAAAGTCGTTATTTAGTAAACCATTTCAATTCTCTTAGTAAAATACGTATTATGTTAGTATTCAAAGGAAAAAGCTTTGCGCAAGCTTATTATACATCGCTTAAGAACCTGATGGTTACCGGTAAGGTCAACCATGCTAGAGGAACTACTAGTCGTGAATATTTGGACACATGTCTAGTGGTCGAGGATCCAAGACAGTGTCTTTACACACATGCAGTTAGAGGTTCTCAAAACAAGTATCTTGCGGCCGAGTTCATGTGGTACTTTCTAGGCAGAAACGATGTTCAATACATCTCAAAGCACGCTAAATTCTGGAATCAAATCCAGAACCCAGACGGGACGGCAAACTCTGCTTATGGTTACCTCATCTTTAATGTAAAGAATCACGCAGGCCTTTCCCAGTATCAATGGGCACTAAATTCTCTGTTAGCTGATTCAAATACTCGTCAAGCTGTGATGCATTTCAATATGCCGATGCACCAGTACACAGAGAACAAAGACTTTGTCTGTACGATGTATGCAAACTTTCACATCAGAGAGAATAAGCTCCACTTGAGCGTCTTTATGCGAAGCAACGATGCAATTTGGGGAACTCCAACTGATGTTGCATTCTTCTGTGCTCTGCAGATGCAGATGCTTTCTCACTTGAGAACAAAGTATCCAGATCTGGAATTGGGCCAATACTCACACACTGCAAACTCATACCACATCTATGACAGACACTATGACCTAGTCGAGTCGATGTTGCAGCATGATTTTGTTCCAGCTTCTCTGCCTGAGATCGTGACAGACCTAGTCGGTCCAAACGGCCAACCCACTCAGGACTTGATCACTCTTTTCAGACATTTGGAAGAGCCAAGCGAAGCTCGTCTCATCTTCCAAGATGATGATCTTTTACACTGGATCTTTAAAAACTACAGCACCAATTAAGAGTTGACTATGCACAAGGATTCAGAAAGACAGCATCAGTACGACTTAACTTACATGAAGATGGCCCTGACCTGGGCAGAGTTGTCCAAGGCGACTCGCAAGAAGGTCGGAGCCCTGATCGTTAAGGGCACAACAATCATTTCCGATGGCTACAATGGAACTCCATCAGGCTTCGAGAATGAGTGTGAGACTCCAGTCTTCAATGAGGACGGAGATTTCGTTGAGTACCAAACCAAATGGTACGTACTGCATGCTGAATCAAACGCGATTGCCAAGGTCGCAAAGTCCACTCAGAGCTGCGAGGGCGCGACTCTCTATATCACGTACTCTCCATGCAAGGAGTGTAGCAAATTGATTCTACAAGCGGGCATCAAGCGAGTAGTTTACTATGAGGAATACAGAGACAAACAGGGGTTGGATTTACTTGCTCTAGCGGGCCTAGACATTAAAAAAATCGAACTCTAATGATTGAAGTAGACAGAAAGCTCGAGATCCTGTTCGTCAGGGACCAGAAACAATTCATCAATAAGTTCTGCAAAAAAGCCAAGAGTGATTACTTGCTGAACATCAACAAGATCTTGAAGGAAAAATTTGAACAGGACATCGTCGTGCCAAACAAGATCCAGGCTTTCTTAATAAACTACGAGATCAAGAAACTGATCGATAAAGCAGTCAACGTCAGAAACCGTAAGTACAATCGAATCATCTACGTCAATCACAATCTCTCACAGACATCGATTGTAAACACACTAGAGTTCCTAAACCAGTCATACTCAAGCGTCAAATTTTATGCGAGGGTGTTGGATCCGGATGATGAGTTCCATTCGGAAAGCCCAGACATCATAATCGTAAAATAAAAAAGGAGCTCAATGAGCTCCTTTTAAGTTTATATCAAATAAGGATTTTAGACTTTTCCATTTATTCGGTTGATAATTTGTAGGGATGATTACGCTTTATCTTCGTCCTCTTCCTCGTCTTCTTTGTTCTCTTCTTCTTTGTTCTCGTCTTCGTCTTCTTCAGAGTGGCAGAGCTGGCTGATAGCTGCGCAGATGTAGTCGCAAGCTTCTTCTTTTTCCATCTCCATCTTCTCAACGATGTCTTCGATCATCTTCTTCATGTCGTCGCCGAACTCTTCAACGAGGGCTTCAAGTTTCTCCTGATCTAGTTCAGGCTTGTCATCCTCTTCGCCGTTTGGCATTGGCATGTCGTTCATTTCAGGATTCTCATCGTCTCCTGACATCATGTCTTCGAAATTTTCGTTTACAAATTCGCCATAACGGAGAATTCTGCCTTCTTCAATCTTCTCGGAAGTTTTGAAAGTTGGTGTTGTATACATTGGGTCAAATGGTTTTTTTCCTGCTTGTCTGTTAACAACATCTCTTGATATTGCCTTCCAAGTAGTATCGTAGTTAGGGTTCTCCTTGCCGTTTTCGAAATCTTTGTTTCTTTCGATGTGGCGTTGGTAGCCTTTAAGAAATTCTTTCTTAGATTTGTCGAAATCCTTCTTTTCTTTTGGACCACCAAATGATGGCTTCCTAAGATCCATCCAGTCGTCCATTTTTGGATTTCTACGAGAGTGTGCGTCAAACATATCCATCTCTTTAGTTCCTGTTTATTTTATAGTGAACCGATTCGGTTTTCCGTAAACGCATCAGCAGAGAAGGTTGCAGTAAGACGATAGATTTCGTCAGATGCGTAGTCCAAGCTCATCTCAGTCATTTTCTCAGGACCGATGAAAACTGGAGTAAAGTTGAATTCTCTGTAGATTTCGCCTACTCTGTTAAAGATGTTGACAGTGATGATTGCATCAGCATAGTCTCTCTTTAGACCCTGAGCACCAGTTAGTGGATTGTAGATTAAATCCGCCCATGCTCTTAGGGCATTGTAGATGTACATATCATTGTCCTCGTTAAGGTTGACTTCGAATGTAATCTTAAGAGTTGCCGTCGTGCTTTCAGGCTTTGGCGAAGCATAAAGACGCGTAGCAAATTTGTATGTCTGTTCCACGTTTTTACCAGAAGCGGCAAGTTCAGGAAGACCTTCAATCTTTTTAACGTGTTCAAGCATCAAGTTATCTCCCCAACCAATCGCTGCTGCGACTGCTGGTGGCGGAGTAATTAAAACCTCAAACTGGTTTAAGTAAAGAGGTTCGTACTTCAACGTTGCTGCCTTAGAATTTCTCCAATGTGGTAATCCAGCCATTTCGTGTTTTACTTTTTAGTTATTTATTAGAGTCAGTCTGCTTATCTTGCGCATCCTGTGCTTTCTTCGCAGTTCGACTTTGTCTGATTCTCAAGATCATGTTCTCGATTTCAGAGAGCTTTTCTTCCGGTAGCTTTTCAAGGTCAGCTCGGACTGCTTTTGTTACTTTTACTTCTGTAGAATCGTCATCGTCGTATGCATAGACATCCTCCTTCGCTTTCATCTTGACCTCAATTGAGGGTAGGGCTTGCACCAATAAGTTTCCGCCAAACTTGGTCTCGGTCTCCTCGAACTGGTTATACTCCAATCTCTTAGAAAATGAACGGCCGTTCATCTTGTAACTGACCTCTGCGTAGATCTTCTCTTTATTGTTGAAGCCGCCGGCTCCGAGAGTCTCTTGCAAGTTATTAGATACTTTGAAAAGGTGTTCCGCGTTCGCAGTAGTTGTGTTTCTCTGGCCCTCAATGAACTTGAGATTTGGAGCATGAATAGTGACAGTATAGTCACCCAATTCTCTCTTTTGCTCTTCACCCTGAGTGACACCAGGTTGCTCCGTTTGCTGAGGTTGTGTTTCCATATTGCCTCCGGCTTGGAGTGACCCTGTTTCATTCTCGTCAACGTGTCCCAGTTTAATTAGGTCCTCTACCTTTCGGCTGATCGCAGTCAAGAGCTCATTGATCCTTGCTGCAGAGACGTATTTCACATAGGTCGCACGACCGGTTGCCTCATAAAAATTCAGGTCCGGGTAGACATCTGCATCGTGAATCTCGATATACTGGTTGTTTTGGTTCCATTTTACTGTTTTTGGAGTACCGACTACATCCCAAGTTACCTTAAAACTTGCAGTTGTTTCAATTATGACACCTCTAGCGTTCAAACGTTATCCAGTTGTTTTTTCTCCCTTGAATTCTTTACCGACATTGGACTTCTTGCGAGTCGGATCGACTGGCTTATAGTTTGCCCAGATCTCGTTATAGATTCTGCACGAAGCTCCCATGAAGTTTACGATTCCGATGTACTTCTTACGGTCTTCGCCCTTCATCTTTGTGATCTTCTTACCGATTGCTCTCGCGTCATCAAGGTCAAGTTCCTCGTCATCAGTCTTGCCGACCAAATCCTTAAGGGAGTTCTCCTTCAAGAACGATGAAAAGCTCTCAGCAACATAGCCCATTTCAAGACTGTTATCTTTTGCTGCTTTCTTCATCTTTTTTGGAGATTATTTTTTGCCCTTACCAGGAAGAGACGCCATGTTAGGGTTAACTGACTTCTTCGCAGCAGAACCTTTGATGACCAGTTTAGAGAACTTAGAGTCTACTGACTTCTTAGGCTCAGAACCTTTAGCTGAAGGAAGCTTTGCCGCTTTAGTATCAACTGACTTCTTCGGTTCAGATCCCTTAGCAGAAGGCATCTTGCTCATTTTAGAGTCTACTGACTTCTTAGGCTCAGATCCCTTAGCAGAAGGCATCTTGCTCATTTTAGAATCAACAGATTTAGTTGATTTTGATCCTCCGCCCTTAGGAAGAGATGCTAGCTCTTGGTTCTTCTTCTCCGTGATGTACTCGAAGTAGTTTAATACAGGCTTATTGCTCATTTTTGTAAAGTTTTTTTGTTTTACTTAGGTAGAGTTATTTATTCACGACCTGTATAAAAAAAGAAAGGCTCCCCATCGGAGAGCCTTTCAATATTCCTGTTAATCTCAGTAAGATTAAGCCATTAGGCGGCTAGGGTTAGTAACCGATAATGTGAAGTACTGAGTTTCAGGGTGCCATCCAGCCTCAGTGATAGCATAACGAGACTTCATACCGATCTTCGGAGAGAATGTACCCTCAGAGATAGTTTGAAGAGACTCAGCCATGATGTAAGGAAGGAATTTAACACCTGGTTCTTCGTCAGCACCTTTACGACCGATGATGATACGGTTGTCGTTGAACTTCATGTTAGGATCAACATAAACAGTCAAACCGTATACTTTACCAGCTGGGTACAACTGACCTGCTGTTGAAGGAAGGTCGTTGTTGAAAGGAGAGATTACGTAACCTGAAACATCAGCAAGAGCTGTTGCGATACGTCCGTTTGTTACGATGAAGGTACCTGCACCGAAACGTCCTCTGTGGTAGATTAAGTTTGCGATTTCAAGGATCTTAGTAACAACTTTACGTTGGTTAGCTTGAAGGGTCAAAGCGTCAGCACCAGCAGCACCAGCGTCAAGCAATGAACCTAGGGTTGCAGATACACCTTCGAGTGTAGCAGCTGCAGTTGCGTGAGTAGCACCCAATTGAGCAACACGGTCAACCAATTTTTTGTTGATTGATTGTGCCAATTCGTTAACTGCTACGTTCTCCAACATTGAGATAACGTCGAAGTTCCATACGCGGTTAAGGTCTTGGATTTGCTCAACTGAAGCAGAGATCGCAACTTGGTCGCCTTTAGCTTCGATGAACTTGGTGAACATACGAAGACCCATTTGACGGAATTTTGATTGCTCAGCTTTCTCACGAGTCATTCCGAAGTTAGCGCCGTTTTGGCTGCCAGTTGTTTCGTAGAATGGACCGTTGAAGTCAGTTGAAGCGTAGTCAGCATCAGAAACTGAAGTGAAACCAGAGATGTGGTTTTCAAGAGCTGATACTAATTCTACACCAGCAGTAGAAGCAGCGAGAGAAGCATCAACCGCAGCTTGAGCTACAGTTACAGATGAAGCATCGTCAACTTGAACTACTTTGTAGATTGGGTGACCGTCGATACGAGACAAACCAACATATTTGAATGAGTGGTTAGCTGCATCGATTGTATCACCAGCGCCAGTACCGTCACCAGTTGAAGTACCTGTTACTGCTGCAGTACCGTCGGTAACTTTGATGAGGAATGGTTCGAACGCAGTGTTTACGTTACCGCCTTGGTAAACGTAATCCAAGTAAGGAAGGAATCCTAC